TAAACTTTGTCCATACGTTTTTTTTTTTTTTTATGTTTAAAAGAACGGTTCATTGATAACTGCATAGCCTTTTGCATATCCTCAAATTGCTGCTGCTTACGTTTTATAGATGCTATTACATTCTGCATGGTGTCGGTAATGATAAGCCATGCGTTAACAGGGTTTTTCTGCCCAAAACGCCATTCACGGCGTATTGATTGATACAATGCCTCAAAGCTAAAGTCGGGGCTGGCAAATATCATGTTATGGCAGTTCTGAAAGTTCATACCCATACCGCCAATCTTTGACTTGGTTATAAGTATTCTAAATTCATTATTTGCAAACCCCAATAATTTACTACGTTTCCATTCGGGAGTATCAGACCCTTTAACCTCGATTGCTTCTGGTATCATTTTGCGGAGCGCATCACCTTCCTCATTTTGCTTAACCCAAATGATAAAACTTTCATCGGGTCTTGAATTTACTATTTCTACCACGTCATTAAGGCGGGATATTTTCGTTAACCGCAATTCTGCATTATGGGTTGTTGCTGATATGGCTGTATCGTTGAATAATATACCGTTATCTTTCTTTTCCGTTACTATCAGTTTTTCTATGTATGATAGTGGCGGGAGTATGTATCCTTCATCACTAAAACCTATATCACTTGGCTTTGATAGCATAATAGCCCAACTACTAACGAAGTCCCAAAATAACTGCTCGGCATGTCCTTTAACGCGCCATTTTGAAGTTTCGCCGCCATCGTGTACGAAATACATTGCAAGCATTTCAGTATAGCTCATAGCGTTTAGAAACTCGGAATGGTTGCCTAATTCCATCGGGTCGTTAGGGCTTGGGGTGGCGGTACAGCATAGTTTATATGGTGTATGCCCGAATCGTTCCAATAACAGGTTACGATACGCCCCTTCAAAGTTCTTAATAATACTGCTTTCATCTAATACAACCCCTGAAAATAACGATGCAACTACATTATCTAATTGCTCATAATTGGTTATGTACACATTTGCAGTAACATCGGGTGTTTCATACTCCAACACGGTAATGCCGATTTGTTTGCCCTCTTGTATGGTCTGTGATACCACCGCTAAAGGTGCAAATATTATTACAGGGATTTGTGTGTACTTAACCACCTCATGCGCCCATGTTATTTGCTGGCGGGTCTTGCCTAAACCGCAATCCTCAAACATTGCAAAACGCCCCTTTTTTAGTGCCGTTCTTACGCAATATTGCTGAAACGGGTATAACCATTCCCATTCGTTGTTGCAGTCAAACCCGCTATCTGTATGGGTTTTAATCTTGCGTTCTAATAATTCCGTGTATTCCATCTGTAATTGTTTTTATCTGTTTAAGTTCTTCAAATGTTATTACGACCCAATTCTTTACGCCTGTTATCGGATCGGGCTGTATCATGCTTATATTGTTGCCGTCAATCCGTATCTTGATTGTTCCTACCTGTATAACTCGCATTGTGTTACGTTTTGCCCCACCAAACTATATAGATACGCCCGTGAGTGTTTAGCGGCGGGGATAGCCCATTTAGCCTGTTTCTTACCACTAACCTTGTGCGCTACTTCTTCACGCAACTTAGCCTGTTTTATCGCATCCTCAAGCTGATTTATTCGCCGTTGCTTGCTACATAGGAAATCCAATAACTCCTTATGGAAGTCGTCAGGTACGTTGTAAGACGTTTCGCCGTTGTTGAAGGTTATGGTTTGCATGTTACGCCCAATTAATCAAACTCCTGAACTTATCAACACCATATGCGTTACTATTTTCCAATATCGGTAACAGGTCTTTAGCTGAAATAGGCGCAACCTCAATCGTCTTATCATCTTCAACCTTATACGGTATCTTATTACGTTCCATAAAGTCCCTGCAACCTAAATCACATGCACCCGTCAATGTACGGTAATACATAACCGTAAACATCGTATCAGGTTCTATCGGCTCTTTCTTTAACTTTTCAGACATTATCTTAAACTGCAAATCCGTAATAGCTTGCCTTACCGTTGCGCCGTGTGCGTAGTAATCACCTACGTTTGCAATGATAAAAGTATCTGATTTACCGATTTTGCGCCCCGTATATATTGTGCAACTTTCCCCGTTAATAGTCTTGCTACGTTTACTCAAAATCTCGCAAAATATACCGTCAATAGTAGCGTATTTATTATCCGTATAAAAATACGCATTAGGTACTTTTGCGCCGATATATGTTGAACCGTTATCATCGTACAAGTACCCGCCGATGGTGGTGGGCAGCGTGATACCCTTGAGGTCGCAGCCCCTAACGTCCAATGACCCGCCGATGGTGGTGGGCAGCGTGATACCCTTGAGGTCGCAGCCACTAACGTCCAATGACCCGCCGATGGTGGTGGGCAGCGTGATACCCTTGAGGTCGCAGCCCCTAACGTTCAAGTACCCGCCGTATTCTGCTTCCCCTGTTAAATGCTCTTTGGTAATGTTATACCGTTTGTTAAATTCTTTCTGTGTCATATCGTTTTATGTTTAGGCTGTAAAGATAATTAAACAATTTTAGTTTGCAAAGTATTCAGGGCATTTATTTTTTATTTCTGCTAAAATCTTGTTACTTGCCTCAAATTGTGCAATCGTTTTCGGGTGTTTGTTGCCGAGTATCTGCGCTAATTCCTTAGCCCATTTGTAATTCTCGGAGTGCGACCATAAGTGTATCGGGTCGGGCTTCATACTATCTCTATTTTATCAAATACGCTCCTGCGGCGGTTAAAGTTTATCTAATACTGATTGTGGCGGCATAATCGTTTCGATGTACTTACGGCATAACATTACCTGCCGTTCAATAGCATCTACTATACTTTGGTCGTATTCAAATTCAAACCGTTTCATCTTCAATTCATCGGGTATATCTTTACCGTAAGTCATTTTAGCGTACACCTCATCAAAACAATCCATGTCCACATCACCAGAGTTACCCATTTTGTACCATATACGCCTCGCCTCACTATCCATTATCTCTAATGGTGCATCTATAAGGCAGTAAGTAACTGCACCCCGTTTGCGCCCTGTCAGGCACATATAACCCATTGTTTGTAACGGGTATTGCTTATCTGGTATTTCAGTAGCAAACAAAGGGAAAGTAAATGCACTCCAACTGTTCTTTATTTCTTCTACTATTTCAGGCAGTACAAGGTCGGGCGTACCGTGCATAAAGTCGTTTTCGTACCATTGCTCGTTCTTACTTACTAACCCATAACCCATACGGTTTGATACCATTTCAATAGCTTGCGGCTCACATGAATTACCTTTCTCTGTGTACTTGTTGCTAAACTCTTTACGCCGTTTGTATAGCTTTTCTTTTAGCCAATTTTGGCAGTATGTTTTCGCCCCATCTTGTAGTGATGGCGGGTTATCCCGTTTAGCTATCAGTTCTGCTAACTTTGTATCTTGCTTTTCGGTGCGCTTTTCTTTAGCTTGTAGTTCGGCAAGTTCTTTCATCTGCAATTCGGTGGGGCGGTTAAATGCGCCGCCCATAATTTCACCGATTGCCGAACATCTTATTTTAAATGGTGGCAGTATCATGCTGTAAGTAGTTTTTCGTTTTCAGGTGAAACAATAAAACTTTTCCGTATCGCCTCAATCGTTGTATTGCCCGCTTTTAACGCCGTCATCGCTCCCTGCCACTTCTCATGGGTTGGTGTAAGTTCGGGCAGTTTCGGGGCAGTAGGTCGCACACGGAGCGCATCAACCGTATCGCCAAAGGCTTTAACCCGTGCAACATACAGGGTCATTTTCTTTCCCGCCCAATCTTCAATATACGGGCTGTCAAATAGTTTCTGCATAACCTTCTGATTTGTGCTGTTCAAAATCATAGGTTTCTGCCCGTGCAGGTAACATACGGTACATTCTTCTTTCTTTCCGTCTGCGCCTGTGATTTGCTCCCGTGCTACTTTGGTTATGGTAACGGTCAGTTCTTTGTTTGGTGTACCGTCCATAAGTTCGTATGCGCCGATGTAATCTGGGTGGGTCAGTTTCTTCCAATGTGTTTTCGTTTCGTTTGCCATGTTATCGTTTATTTTGTGAGTAAAGTTATCCTGCGTTAAATGATGAAAGTATAATGCCACGTTTTTGCGATATATCCGCTACGCCTATAAGCGTTACGGGTATTATTTTAGCAGTTTCTACTGATACCCAATCACCATTAGATAAACTGTATTCTTCGCCTATTTTCGCACCACCCGAATAAGTACCCATCCATTTATTGTCTTTAATGTGGGTTGCAAATCTTGATGGGTGAATTGTGCGGGCATCATCTTCATTTTCGGCTACACAAACAAAGCTATCGTATGTGTCATATCCTGTGTTTACGCTTTGTGATACTAAGTAAATGTTCATTTCTGTTTATTTTGTTTGTTTAATAATGCTACTGTCTGCCTGATTACCCTACTTAGGTTCGCACTTAGCGTTACCCGCTTTTTCGGCTTGTTCAACATAGAGTAGAACGTCAGGTATTGGTCGTGTTTGCGCTGGCGGAGTGTCATGTTATTGGCGTTTATTGTTACTGATTATGCCTACTAAGGCAAATGCGATTATACCTGCACCTATCACAATACCCCATCCTAAAACGTGGTTAGATGCTATGTAGCGGATTATGGAGGTCATATCGTTACAGTTTGTTCGTTAAGAATATCCTCTGCCGTTAGTTCGGAAAGGCTGTCATCGTAGGGGGCGAAATAGTTAGAGCCAACCCACCACACACTATCAGAAACATATCTATAATCACAGATTGGGCATCTTGAAAAAGGATATTCCGACTTAATGCCTATATCTAAAACAAATGGTTTGCATGTGCAATGTGATTTTTTTATCCCGTCAAGAATGAACACATCGCCTTTACGGAACTTCCCTTGCGAATGGTTCCCTATCGCTATTACCTTTTTGCCTACTTCAAAATTTGCCATGTTATTTATTTTTATCAGTTAAACTATTCTGCAACGCCATCGTTCCAATGTCCGAGGTAGAGTGCGCCTTCATCACGGTTATTGTCGTAAGCGTACATTAGACTGTAAGACATACCCCTAAATTTTGATGCTATGCGTTCTATGTTTTTCCAGTCTTTAGGTTGGGCATCGGGCTTATTTTGCCCTCCATTTACGTCTATGTACTTCACAAACTCAATCGGCTTTTTCTTACTTTCGGTAGGCTGCTCGCCTATTACTATGCATTTTGTCATTGTTATTTCTGTTTATATTGGTTAATAATATCCGATAACTCGGCGTTGTCCATGTGCCTGATTTTGTCGAGGTCGCTTTGTTGCTTACGTTCCATGCGGGCGGCTTTGATAGTGATAACTACTACCCATAGTACGGAGAGGACGATTAATCCGAGTATCGCTATGATTGTGGCGTTTAGCATCCCTCTACGCTTTCATGGTTAGAAATGGCAGGTGTTACGTCATGCGTGGAGGTGGCTGTTACGGCGTATTCAGGGCTAAATATGTACTCCATGTGGGCATGTATCGCCTTATCAATAAGGTCGCTGAAATCGCCTAATAAGCCCTTATCTACTATGTAGGCAAATGTTACATCTTGTGTATAGCCGTTTAGGTGCAGCTTAACGCATACATCTATAACATCGGCATAGCAATAATCGTAGTAACCAACATCAGCCCAATCGTAGTAACCTTTCCCGCTTATGGTGGCTTGTGCTAATACTTTGTCTTTGTAGAAAAGCGGCGTTTCAAATGTGAACTCTTTTTTGATTTTCATTTTAGTTTATTTTATACGGTTAATTAATATTATTCCGCAACGTATTTATAGTATTCCTCTACCTTAGGTTTCCCGTACAAGCCACCTGATGTATTATCATGCCTTTTACCTTTATAGTTTACAGCATGTCCGTGTAGTTTATGCCATAGTTCTGGGTTGTCCTTACGTTTTACACCCTGACCAATGTCGCCATTTACTTTACCTGAATTATTCCTTGCAGTATTCTTTCCCATTGTTTATGTTTTATACGGTTAATTAATCTCTTTCGCTTGCAAACCTATCACGGTCTATTTCACCGTCATTGTCGTCGTATTCATCACGGCTGCACATATCGCAGTTCAATTCTCTTTCTTCGTACATGTCCCTATCATCTATGTCCATGTCATTTAATCGGGAGTTAATGCCAAACTGTGCGGCGATGTATAAGTGTTCGTAGTTTGTTAGTGTGTTTCCCATATCCTTTATTTTCTACAAAGTTAATACAGTTTAGTTAATTTGCAAATTATTTGAGGTATTTTTTTAGATTAGCTTGTGATTAGTCAATGTTTCTTTGATAGCAATATACGCATCTATGCCGTTGTTATTAGGTGCCATCACTTGTATGACATCATCTATCGCTGCCATCTTTTCGGGCGTTATGGGGGTGGTGGAGATGTAGGTGAATGCATCGTCTTGAAGTGCAGGCATATGAAACACACCAAACAAACGCCACCATTCACGGGTGTATTGAGATGGCGTACCCTCAAATACAATTTCCGATGTGAACTCTGCTATGATACGTTTACCTTCGTACTCTACAAAATAATATCCTGTTTGTCGCATGGTAATGGTTTTAAAAGTGTTAAAATAACATCTTGCAATATAGCATCTACTTTAGATGGGTCTGCAAGTCGTGCCGCTTGAATAAGGTCAATAGCATTTTCTATTTTTCTGTTCTGAATTTGATACCCGTCATAATACCCGTATTGGTATATATTTGGGTGTTGGTACATTTCAGACTTATCAATCATAAGTAGCCTTACTTCGTCTTGCCATTGTTGCTGTGCTGTGAGTTTCATCTTTCGTTAGTTTAGTTGGGGTTTAACAATGTTCTTTACAGGTTGTGCATATCATGTAGTCCTCATCCAAAATATCGCCACAACAGGAGTATTTATCGGCTTTACGCTCAATGTCTGTATGTGTATCGGTCATCTTAATATCTTCCACATCAATAGACATTTGA